TTCCAGGGTCGCCAACATCCTTTCGTCATCCCGCACCAAGGGCGGCGTGATGGCCGGTCCGACGCGCACGCCAACGACAACCGCAGGTAATGTGTGGGCTGCGACAAAGCTGGCTGTAAGCAAACCGTGGGCAATGATGGAAGCGTTCATTGCGGGCACCAACGTCTATCTGCCTGGGGCTTTCGGCTACAACGTGACGTACGATGCTGTGGCGCGGAAGGCGGGATCCTACATCGACATGCTCGGCATGGCGGGCCGAAAAACATTCGAGAATTACGAGCGGCTCGGCCAGCTTGACCGGTTCAACTTTGATAATCTCACGGATCCGAAAAACAAGCTGCAGCCGTGGGAAGTGCTGCCGACCTTTTCGCTGTTCCGTTTTGTTGATCCGTCGAACCTGCCAGCGTGGGCGCGGCCAAACTCGACCAATCTGCAGGCGGCTCGTGAGCTATTCCGAACCAGCACCGACACAGATTTGCAGGATTTGCTGATTCGTTATTTCAAGAGGCTCTCGCAAACCCCGCCTGAAGAGCGCGGCGCAGTTGAGTTTCTCGCGCCTGAAGAGACCGATCCGCAACGCGCAACAGAGCGTGCTGAAGCCAGGGCTCGCGGGATTATTTCTCGGTTCGTTGAACAGACTCACCATTCCGCGCCGTCCAACCGGCCGCACTATTTGCGCAAGGCAACACAGTTTCAGGCGATCATGCCTTTTGCGGGCTGGACAACGCAGACGATCAAGCTGATCGACACGGCGTTAGGCAAGGCGGCCTTTTCAGCAGAGCGCGACGGTGTTAGCGCCGACACGCTTGCAGGTTTGATCATGGCCGGGGGATTAACCGGTCTGTTCGTCTTGGCTACCGGCTTTTTGGGTGGCGAATCGGAGACGCACGCTGTGCGTGAGTTAGACCGGCTCTTGCACCACAAGGAAGGCACGGTAAAGACGATCGAGGAAACCAGCAGCGTGCAGGAAGCCGCAGAGGTGACCTTGCACGATGTGACTGCTGGAGTGCCCGTCATCAACGGATTGCTCAACTCGATTCTTGGGCTGACTGGGTATCGCGGTGGCAGCGCAGGTTTTCAAGGGTTCGTCTTTGACAAAATTAACAGCTTCACCACATACGCCCGGGACGTGTACCGGACGCGGGACATAACGCACGGGCTTGATCGGCTCATCGAAGCAAACTTTCCAATCACCGAAACCCTGATCGAGAATATGTCCTATCGGCAGGGGCTCCAGAACAACCGGAATGCCGTTCGCGTGTTGCAGAAGCTTGGCCCGCAGGATCTGGTTGAGCGCCGGGCGTCATTGTCGATCGCGTTGCCAACGGAGATGACTCCCTTTCGCGAGGCGCTCTTAGAAGCAATCGGCAGCGGAGACCAAAAGCAGGTGGCTGACGCGTATCAAGCGTTCATTCAAAAAGCCACCGAGCTAGGTCGGACCGAGCCTGACAAGTTGGCCCGGCAGATGTTCTCGACCTTAAACCCGTACCGGCAAGCCTTTGGCGGCGTGCTCACTGACCAACAGCGGGCCGATACCCTGGGTAAAGCCAGCGCCACACAGCGGGAGATGGTCGAAACGATGGAAAAGAACTATGCTTTGGCAGCCGCAACGCTTGGGTTAACGGCCGACTTCGAAAAGCAAGAAAAGGCACCTCCGCTGCAGAGGTCGGCCGGGGCTGCCAGCGGCGTGGGCGCCCTCAGTCTTGGATCCAGCCGGGCGGCCGGTGGCGGATCCGCGGGTATCGGCCGGATTGGCACCGGCCTGCGCCGGGTATCGCTATCCGGGCCGAAACCGCCTCGAATTCGCCTTCCGGGCGGTTTAGGCGTGTCCAGAGCCCAATCAGGTAGTCAAAGTGCCAGGGCGACCCCACTGCGTAACGTCAGAGGGCGTTTACGAGCACGGTCAACAAAAGCCCGGCGTTTGTCCGTCCGTGCTCCCAGGGCTCGCTCCAGACGCAGAATCAGCCTATCCTCGTGATTATGCATCTAAAACATCAACGAAGGGCTCATATCAGTCTGCAGACGGTCCGCAAAGTGCAGGAAGAGCAACGGCGTAATGAGCCGCGAGACATTAAAACGCGGTGCCAGACCGCCTATCGCAGCCTCTGTGAACGTCTTAGGGAGCAGCCTTGACACCCTACCCGCTTATCGGAGTAGTCTTTCGAGTGTGAGTAAACATGAACATCAGGAAGGGGGGCACAATTTCGATCGGCTCTCCCACTTGATCAACGAAAGGTTCGACAAAGTTATGAGCGCAATAGCAGACTTCGGTGTAAAACTTACCGCCTTCTTCGACCGCCAGGATACGGCAATCACTGACCTGCAGGGTGACGTGAAAAACCTGCAGGATCAGATAGCCGCGTTACAAAACTCAACGGGCACGATCACTCCGGAAGATCAAGCCGTTCTCGACGGTATTCAGGCGCGCGCCTCGACCATTTCGGACAAGCTCGATGCGCTGGATGCCCTGACGCCGCCTAAGGCTCCGACCGGGCCTTGAAAGATCACTGTTTAGGGATCCTGTCCGGCATTGGCGCCGCGGCCGGGCTGCACATGGCGCAACGGCTTGTGCAGCTCGCGCAGGAAAACGGAGCAAAGGCTGACAGCGATTTTCCGGATTTCGTCCTCCACAACCTTCCCAGCGAAGCTACAGACGAAAAAGGAGTCAAAGACTCTGAGCTTGTTCTGGTCGAGCTGGGGAGAGCCCTGCACAAGTTGGATGTGTGGGGCTGCGATCATCTGTTGATCGCTTGCAACACGCTTCACTACTACCTTTACCTTCCACAGCTTCAGTCTCTCTTTCGCGGCACGATCATCAACATGGTCGATTTAGCCTGCAGCGCCGCTGCGTCGGCAAGAAGGGTTTCAGTCATCTGCAGCGTCAGCACCCGTGAGTGCGCTTTGTACCGGCGCACCATGCACCAAATCAATCCCGTCGTCGAGGTGAGTTACCCCAACGAAGGCGAGCAGATGTTCATTAACGCCGCAATCGAGGATGCGATTTGCGGTAAGAAGCCCGAAAAATACTGGAAAGGCTTTCACGATCTTTGTGGCACGCTCAGACGGCGCGGCGCGGACATGGTGATCCTGGGCTGCACAGAGCTGCCTTTGTGCTTGCGCGGGCATCCGTTGCCGACAAACGTGATCGATGCAGGAGATATAGCCGTGCGCGAGGCGTTGCGTTTACTGGAACAAAAAGGGCCCCCACGCACGGCTTAACGCGTGAGGGCCCAACGTCGAACAAACGATGTAAGCTTGCATTGGTACAGAGTCCTATTAAACTGTCAAGAGAATCAGCATGCAGAATTACGCTTTCATCACTCGCGATTTTCACATTCTGCCGGTAGCCGACAGGCTGCGGGATGATGGCAAGAATGTCATTCTCGGCATGATTCAGGAGGAAGAGAACCCCAAAACTCCGAAAGGCAAAAGTGACGCCCGGCTTTCGCTCTATGAGGGCATCATCGAACGGTACGACGCGGAAGATGTGATCGATTGGCTTGAAAAAAAGGTGCCTGAGTCGGAGCGGGATCAATGGTTCGTCATGTTCGATTACGGCGACCTTTGGGAATACTCCGAGCGCGCTCTCAAAGCGGGTTATACCCGAGGCTTATTTCCAACCGAGGAAGGCTATGAGCTAGAAAAAGACCGGCAGAAGGGCAAAGAGTTCGCCAAAAAACATTACCCGGGTTTGAAAGTTGCCGAGGTGCACGAGTTCAAAAAGGTTGAGGACGCGATCAAGTTTCTGGAAGAGGACAAGGAAAACATCTATGTGCTCAAGTCCGAAGGCTCCAACGCCGAGACCGTGGTGCCGCAGACTGAAGACGTCGACCTGGGGCGTCGTCAGGTGATCGGCGCGCTTAGGACCGAAGCCAAAGATTACGAAAAAGGTGGATTCACCCTGGAGCCGCGGATCCTGAAGCCGATCGAGCTATCGCCCGTCATGCTCTTTTGGAACGGCAAACCGCTGTTCTCATTGGTCGAGCTGGAGAACAAACCGCTTGGTGCCGGGAACATCGGCCGTCTGACTGGGGGTTGCCAAAACCTGAGCATCCGGACTCCGCTCAACTGTGAGCTGAACCGGCTTGCTTTCCCGCCGATCGTTTACGAGATGGCGAAAAAGGTGCCAGGGATCGGTCTGTTTGATGCCGGGCTTTTGTATGACGGCAAAGACTTTCTGTTCACCGAGTTCTGCGCTCAACGCTGGGGCTTTGACGGGATATTCTCCGAGATCGCCATGTGTGGTGATGAGCATGGGCACGGCAACTGCGCTCGGCACTTCGACATGATCGCGAAGGGTGAGAGCCCGCTACTGCATCAATACGGCGCTTCGGTCCGCCTGTTCCAGACTGAGCCAAATGGGAAACACCCGGACATGTACGAAGGAGGTTACTTTTGTGACTGGTTAACCGAGGTGAGCGACCAACTTTTCTTGTACTGTATTGAAGGGAAGGAAATGCCAGACGGTAAACGCGGGTTCATTGCGAATGGGTACGAAAAGGATGTTGGAGTCTGCACTGGCACTGGTGACACCGCTATGGAAGCAGTTAATAATGCTTATCGTTGTGCTGAAGGATTCGCTTTGAACGGTCTTTACTACAGACCAAAATTTGATTTTACTTCGAAGGATTACTTCACGTCCATTTTCAACCGACTTGACTGGCTTATGGAGTCAGGGTTGCTGTGAGAACCAAAATTTACGCGCTCTGCGACGAAAACGAATCCATTCGTTACATCGGCAGGACGTATCGCGGGCTTCAAGGCAGACTCTGTGAGCATTTACTAGAGGCCAGAAAAGGGAAAAGGAGTCATAGGCATCACTGGATTAGGTCTGTGCTCGCCCGTGGGTTTGTTCCTGCCATTCGACAGATTGGCGAAGTCGAAGGCGACGGTTACTCAGAAGAACAGAGCTGGATCGAATACCTAAGGGGTCTTGGAGTCCATCTCGTAAATGCAACAGATGGTGGAGCTGGACCGAGAGGTTATCGGGCTTCGACTGAGAGCCTGAAGAAATTGAGCGAGCGGATGATCGGAAGGAAACATGCGCTTGGCCATACAGTGTCAGTTGAGGTCCGAGAAATTTTGCGACAAAAATCCACCGGGCGTATAAAGACGCCGGAAGAATTGTCCAAAATCAGTTTAGCGTTGAAGGGACGCATCAGGTCAGTCGAACACTGCGAGAAGATCAGATTATCTAAAATTGGGCACGTTCTCGGTCCTGAAGGGAGAGCCAAAGTCAGCAGAGCGAACACCGGTAGGAAACACACACCTGAAGCGAGAGCGAAAATATCAGCGGCGCTCAGAAGGCGACACCATGAAAATTATTCGGGTTAACGGCACTCCACACGGCTGGCTAACGGTGGGCTGGTGGGGCTTCAGCAAACAATTACGATGGAACTGGCGAGCTAACCGAAGTAAGCCTACAATCGCCGCCGACTAAAAGTTACTAAGGTTGCGTGCGGCGCACTTATGAAAGTCAAATTCGAGACAGTCGACCATTACCCGTCCGGGTTCACAACTGTTGGTTACTGGTATTGGACCGAAAAAGGCAATCGCGGAACGCTCATCATTCACCTCGATCTGGAACAGGCTCGACTTCTTGGGCACTTCCGGATTGCTATTGCCCTCGTGATCTGTGCAGCATCCGACCATGAAAAAATCACTCAGTTTAATTATCGGGCTGGCATTGTTAGCCGTGCCAGCTTTCGGACAGAGCATCAACGCCAATGCCAAGGCGACATTTCAGACGTCATACACGGCGTTACTTGGTCCGTTTAAGGCGTCAACCGGGGGTAGTGGGCCCGTTACCAGTCCCTGGTCTACGGTATTGGAGCAGTCCCTGAAAACCGCTTCCCAATGGGATCTTGTCGTAACTCCAAGTTTTGAGGTGGGGTTGCTCACCAGTACGACCGTGCAGAGCAAGAACATGGTGCAGGACACATCAACGGCGACCGCCTGCGTGAATGTGCGCGTTTTGATCGACGGTGTTCTTGCAGCGCCAGGGGAAGTGACGTACGGCAAGCGCACGCAGACGCTGAGCGCGACCCTCGAAGGCGCGATCGCGGGTTGCTTGTCGATTGCCACCAATGCGTCCGGCGCCCTGACTGTCATGCTCAATACCAACTGTGTAACACCTGAGGTTATCGGTCTGACCGATGATTCAACGAGCGCCAACAGCTTCACGTTTGCCTCTCCAAACCAGAGCACAGGGATCCACGTGATCCAAGTGCAAGCCAGAATATCCGCAATGGGCGACGCCCAACAGGGACAATTCACAGCCATTGGGTTGCTGGGCAAGGGGATGATGACCGTGGAAAGTTCGCGCTTGGTCAAAAGCCCGCCGTCTCCTTACGTCTTGGGGAATTAAATCTTGAGCAAGGTCAAATTCCAAACCGTCGGCACGTTTCCATCTGGATTTACGACCGTGGGTTATTGGTACTGGACGCGGCCCGGAAACCGCGGCCAGCTTGTTATTCAGGTGATGCGGATGAAAGACTGGCGGCACGCTGCAGCCGTTTGGGGGCATGAGTGCATCGAGGCGTTTTACTGTTGGTTCTTCCATATCACGACCGAGGCGGCCGACAAGTTCGATTTGATGTACGAGGATGGTTACCGCACGGGAAAGTACAAGCTCAGCCAGGAGCCGGGGCACGACCCAGCTTGCCCCTATCATTGGGGTCACATGCTCGGCGTGTGCTGGGAGCATGTTTGCATACGATTGCTTTTTGCGTCTTGGTCGGCTTACAATGCCGAGTGCGATTTTTTGATGGGCATACCACATGAGTAGCGACAATCCAAATACCGGCCCTTCAGACGAGACCCTCAAACACCTGCACGGCATGCTGCCGTCCTACGCGAAGGCTGTAGCCGAGAAAAGGATTGGAGGCAAAGGCCGCAAGGAAGCGCCGCTAGTTCCGCGCAAGGTGTGCCCGATTTGCGGTACCGGAATGGATCACGGTCCGATGACCAAGGCGTTACCTGAGGCGGTTAACTGTCCGACCTGTCAAAACCATCTGAATGCCGGTTACACGGCTTTTATCTGCGGTGACCGTTACATCATCGCGAAGTCAGCTCGGCTGGCGGACATGGCCGGGAAGATGATAACACTCGGTCTGCCGGTGTTCGAACGATTGGCCAAGGAGTATGAAGCCGAATGGCGCGTAAAGGACGCGAAGGATGAAATTGCTGGACCTGCTTGAAGCTAGTCCGCCGTTCTTTTGCTACTACTTCGCTCGGGAGAACGGCAGGCACCCCGGCCTGGAAGCCCTCTCTGAAAGATCCGGGCTTTCCCAAACGACAATCATCCGGCTCTCTCAGGCAACCTCGTGGAAAGACATCACGCTTGGTACTCTCGACCGGTTTTGTAAAGCGTTGCGTATCGATTTTGTTGAGATCAAACCGAGCAGCGGCGCCATGCTTGGCCCGCGCCCGTACTTTAATAAGCCGTTCAAGAAGATTTTGCGGCGAATGGTGGAGCGTAACCCCAAGAATCCAATGCCGCACCTTGATGCGAACCAAAAGCGGCGGTTCGCGGCGCTCTGTGTGAAGTGGAAGAAGGAACGAGAGCTTCCCTTTTAAGGCTTCGGCAGCGCGAGCAGGTCAAAATCAATTCTCTGCAGGCAAGCGTCTGTGCCGATTCGCGGCGCTCCGTTTTTCTCCATGATCGTCAACTCGAACCAGAGAAATCGGTTTTGTTCGTAACATGGAAACTCTCGCCCGTTCGCCGGTTTCAACCCCCGCGCCGTCATGCTGCCGATAGTTCCGGGATCCAGACAGGCGATCTCGCCTTTGTAGCCCGATTCAGGTACTTGATCGAGTGTCTTCCACTGGATAGCGCAGCGGATGTTAACATTGTTGACTGGCAGATTTGCGGCCGCGCTCGATTCGTTCGTATCGGCAATGTTATAGGAGTTCCCGATCCTGATCTGGTACTTGCCGGGGGCTGCTTCCTCTGAAATGTCGTCATCGACCAACACTTTGCGCACTATTTTGTCACGATCAAACAACCCGGTAGGGATCTGCGCTCGTAGGATGCTGTAGTAACCGACCTGCTGATAAATCGGGTCTAGCAGATCGATGTCATCGATCAACTGTGAGGCGATCAGGACCATTTCTCGAAAGAAAACGCCGCCCAACGATTTGATCGTCCAGTCTTCACCGCTGGCAACCAAGAAATCCTGCCGTTCGTTGCAGAGAATCCCCTGAGGCGTTCGTCGAAAATTACAAAACGCGGTGTAACCGTGGTCGACAACATCGGATGTCTTGTAATCGATTTGGTTTACCAACGACCAATTATTGACCGAGTGCGTTCCGGACGGCCAGGAGATCCACAACTCTCGCTTGGAGGGGATCCAACCGGCGCAAGGCGCTCCGCAATCGAGTCCCGACAGAGCGGTATCCGCTTTTCGAAAGATCACACCGGACGCTCTCAGCAGCCAGTCTTCGCGTTCCGGTGCGGCAATGTAGGGGTCAAATCGATAGATACTGTCCCGGCTCATGTACCGCACCTCGGTCCCCATGCTGACGAGAGTGCGAGGAAAAGTGAGGCAGCCGGTTTGGTTCAGGGGCTCGACGTAAACCCGGGTGAAGGCAAACGACGCGTTGGACGCTGCCGCGCTGACGCTTACTTTCCAAATTGCGCGTCGGGTGAACACGTAAACACTGCCCTGCATTACAACCGCGTTGAGGATTTCGTCCCCGTAATCGAGATCCTGATAATCGGCGATCGAAGCCCCGTTATTGGCTCCAGGGATCCAGCTCGCCGGGTTGTTTATATCGCACCACATGATCCGCACCGGATGCGTCCCGTCTTTATCTGTGAAATTCATCAGCATCAGCACACCGGCATACTGAATGATGACGTGCCCGCCTTTTATGTTTTGGGGAACACTTTGGTTTGGCCAGACGGCGTAGAAGTCCGATACCGGCGCCGTCGTGTTGGTTCCAAGTGTGCTTTGCAGGATCTGGTCACCGGGATTGCCGTTGGTGAACAGGATCACGTCTTGCAGAACGTCCGCGCGCCAGTAGGAGCCCGGCGCCCCGAACCCGCTGGCGATGGTGTCATACAAGCCGGTTGCCTCATCGAGCAGGTAGATGCGGCTTTGCGTCCCGGCGTAAAATCTTCTGGTGCCGTCGCTCTTGGTGGTCTCCATTTCGAACGTGATCGGCTGGCGCGTAGCACCCTGGTGATGCAGATCCTGATTTTGGTAACGGCCGTCGATTACAACGTCATCGAACGCGCGCAAGTGCCCGTCTCGGCGGCAGCGTTTGCCTTCCGATGTGGTCTGAAAATTGAGCGCCCAACGCCAAGCACCTGCGGGGATGTCGGCCGGGCGCGATCGCGTGTCGAGCAAACCGATCAGCGGGGTGAGCGATACGGTTGTCCAGGGATTTCTCTGTGCAGCTCTTGGCATAGCTGTCAGCTTGGAGCAACTCCGATATTTTGCCAACCGGTCTCACCGGTTCCCGCCATTTTCAGCCAGAGATCGTGCGTGTTGTTGTCTTTGTAAAGTTGGCCCGGCATCCCGGGAACCAACCCTTCCGGCGAGCCTACTCCGGTGTATGCTTCTCCTGAAGTCCGAACCTGAGACGGCAGTGCGGCCGGGAATGGCCCTCTGCGTTCTCCCATTGGTGAATAGTTTCCAGACATAGGAAGAGTCTAATGGCGGGCAACCCCAAACGGAGACAGAAAATCTCAGGCGGATTATCCAGCACCCATCTTTACCTGCTTACCTTCAACTCTGGCTGTAGGCAAAGGGTGCGTGGCTTTGGTTTGCTCGCTAGTATTGCCGACATTCACCTGTACGAGTGTTGCGTTCGGGGGCAGATTTCGTTTCTTTGCGTCTACTGTTTTCCTGCCCGCCTTTTCGCCCAGCTCGATGAGCTGCTTGGCCTTTTTAGTGGCAATGTCCGCGAGGTACCCGAGCATCTCGGCCGCGTCCAGCCGGTCCTGTGCGCTCAACGCGTCGTTCTCGGCCATTTGCACGCATTGCCGCTGAGCCCGATCCAGAAAGTCGTACGAGAAAATCTCGTGGGTAACCAACACGCGCGGGATCTTCAGATCCATTGCCATTAACTCGCCGTATTGCTCGCAGAGCAGGCGCTTGGTCTCGTCCCACCACTTGTCACTGAGCCCCAGTTTATCGCGCACGATCAGCTCTTCGGGTTTTCGCCTGGGCACCTCGCTCACCGGGAATTCGTCCGGGCGCGGTGGTCGCTCGGCAACGTCCTTGATCCGTTCCGGATCATCCGGCAGGAGTGTCGAGGGGCAGGAAGTAGTCACAGATGGCCCGGGGGGCATTAGCTTATTGTTCTTGTTCTGGTATTCCTGCGGCCGCCCATCCGTAGGTGTTTCCGGGGAGTTCATCGTCGATCCAGCAGGTTGCATCTTTTAATCGCGCCTTCGCCTCCATATTGCAGTAACAGCCTAACCCTCTCAAGCCTTTCTTTAACGGCGAGCCGCAGGTCCGAAGGGGTCGGTAAAACAACGGGCATTTGAGGCAAGCGCCAAGGCGCTCTTCGTATAAGGAGCTGAATCCTTTCCCATCGGGTTTTAGGCCGCCCGCCCACAACGACAGGGCCCGCCATATCCGGAGGTAGGCGCTTGGGTCGAAAATATCCGTCCAGAGGGCTGCGACAAGCAGGGCAATGCATAATCGGAGTTTAGAGATCAATGGTCACCAACCTTGATTCCGTGGCACGTCTGCTTTTTGCCATGTTCATTATGCATGCACGCGTCAGGTCTTCACTGAATTCGCCACTGGCAAGGTAGCTTGCGGCGTCGAACACGTGTTTCCACCGGCTGCCTTTGGCAATCACCTGTATTGCGGCTGTGCCGCGCTTGATCGATTTGTTCATCTGGATCAGGCGCGGGCAACGGTCGGCAGAAAAGTACACGCGCTCATCGAACAGGAACTTTTTCCAAAGGTCAACTCGCTGTGCAACTGACCCGGGCCCTTTCGGCGCCGCTTCAAGCACGATCGGTGAAGCCACCTTCACCTCACCGCGCTGCATCGCAAGGTATGACTCGTCGAAAATGATCTGGTGATAGTATCGCGAGCTTTCCGGGGAATGCTGCTCGAACACGTTCCGGTCCGACCAATGCCGCCAAGCGATTCGTTGCGGCCGTCCGCAGACCTTTTCCCAAAACTCCATCTTGCGCATTACCTCGACTACCAGCTCTTCGAGCATGTGCGGTTCGCCGGTTACAACCACTTCATCGAGGAACTTCAGGATACCGACGATCCGGCCGTCCTGTTCAGCGAACGCCTTTTCGGCAAACACAACCGCCGAGTTTGACGAGCCCGGATCCCAGCCGGTGTAGAGTTGATGGCAGTTTTCCTCAGGCACGAGAATCTCCGGGTCGGTGTTAGCCGACGAACCGATTTCGCCGATAACATGGAAGCTCGGCCGGAACAGTTTATGGAAGAGAGCTTCTTCACTGGCGGTTACCCACTCGCCTTTGATGTAGCGAGCGTACAGGTCTTCGTCCAGGGAGTACTTTGATACCAGCTCGGCGATGCGTTCGGGCGTGTCGAAAATGTTGTCAGCAATTTCGAAGTCGAGCCTGCCAAGGTTGTGCTTAATGGCCGACAGCTCGATCGGTACTTTGTCATCGTCCATTTCCATCAGCTCGAACCAAAGCTTGTATATCCAGCTCTCAACGCCTTCATCGGACGGGTTGGTATCCGCAAGGAACAGGTGTTTGTCGGATGGCAAGCCGATGATGCGTAGGGTCTCAGACCAAGTGAGGAAAGTTTTGAGATGGCGAAAGGTCGATAACTCAGGAACGTAAATGGTCGAGTAGCGTCTCGGCTTGAACCTGTCTTCAACTTCAGTTTCCACCTTCAGCGATTCGAGCTGCAGGACGGTGGTGCCCCCGTTGGCTTTACGCTCTTTAGGTTCCATGTCCACGCCGGTCTGGTTCACGATTTCGCATGTGGGCTTCTTGGACACACCCATCAAATAAGGCTCGCGGACGTAATCCATTCCGAAGTTACCGGCGATCCACTGCGGTATGACGATTTCAACTAAATCCTTCCACACACCTGAATCGTACCCGACCGTTTGGGAGATGGTAACGATGCAACAGTTGCCGCGCGGCGTATTCCAAGCGTGTTCGAGGAAGGCATGCAGGCAACCGATCGTCTTGGTGCTGAACCGCGGGCCCGATGCTAAAACAAACTTCTTCTGTCTGCACAGGTCACGTAGCTCGTCCTGACGGGGGCTTGTTCCTGGGTGCCAAGGCTTGTCGTTGACTTCGGTTTCTGCTTGCAATGATGCTGGCACCGGTTTTAGGGTGCCGAGAGATTATAGCGGCTTTCCCGACAGCCGTTCAACAAGAACCGAAAAGGCGATAAAGTTATGAACGGTAATCCGATGTCCGATGAAGCCGGTGCTTCCGATAATAGGCTAAGTCTCAACCCCAGCCAGTTTCCCATCACGGAAGACTGGCAAGATGGCCAGACCTACACGGTGACGCTCAAGGTCGAGCAGGTTTCCCCTGGTGAATTCGAGGTGCTGTCCGCTGACAGTCCCGGCGCTGAAAAGCCTGCCGAGCCCGGCATGACGGAACAGCCCGAGGGCGAGCCGGTCGAGGAAGAAAAGGAAGCTGCAGGTCCGCCAAACCCGGCCGTCCGAAGAATGATGCAGGGCATTGGACGGCGAAACGCTGGCAGTCGCGGGAGTTACTGAGGGCGTCGGCCCTCGGTAGATTATGGTCGACATCTCTTACCTCAAGAGCCGCAAGGTCTCGGCTGGCGACTACAAAAAAATATGGTCAAAACCGCCCGCCGAGTACACCAACCGGCAAAAGCGGCTTGTCGATCTGATTTCCGGCCGGATTCGTGATGGCTACACAAACTGCCTGAGGGATCACCGCGCGTATCACGCGATCGATCTGTCTTTCGAGACTCCGTTTGCGCAAACCACTCCGACACTCGTTCATAGTATTCTCAGCAAAAATCTGGATGCGGTGCAGACGGCAGAAGCACTGAAAGCTTACGGGTTGAGCGAGTCCGAACTGTTCTTAGAGATCCCGGCCGCAGACGGTCAGCTTTGTCGCGTCCCTAACCCGCCCGTCTTTTTCCAGATTTATATTCCGATCGTCAAAGCCTATGTCACGGCGATCCTCGCCGACATTTTCAACGAGCGGAACACGGTCCCTTTGCTGGCCTACAAGCCGTTAAAGAACACGGACAAGGACCGGCTGCGGTGCGAGATAATTACTGGGTTAGGCCAGCAGCTCTCGACGTGGTACGGTTACCCGGCCGTTTACCGTCAGGCGATCCAGCAGATGCTCAAATACGGCATTATGCTGGCATTCCCTCGTGAAGAGTGGGATCACGAGAAACAGGTTGCACTCGATGAAAATGGCAAGCCCGAGGTGATCACGGTCAAGGAAGGGATCCGTTATACGCACCCGCACCCGAGCCGAACCTATTACGATCTTGAATATCCTCTTACCTCTTTCAACACCAACACCGGCTGCAAGTTCGCCGGGCATTGGCATATCCTGAGTTACGGCACCATCCTCGACAATCGGATGTACTGGAACAGGAAAAATATCTTTGCCGGTACCAACTGGTTTCAGTCGCCGCTGGCTGGCAATTACTTCGCTGAAGTGTTCCCGTGTAATATGAAATGGCCGCCGCGCTGGGGCGGTCCGCTCAATCGCGAAGATAAAATGTCGTGGTACAATTCCTCGGAAGATCGTGACAAAGCAGTTTTCGTAACGGAACATTTCCAAGAGCTGGTACCGAAGGATTGGGATCTTGGCGATTACTCTTATCCGGTCTGGCATCGGTTCACCGTTGCTGGTGACGACACGATCATTTGGAGCGAGCCCTGCGGTTACAACCCGGTTTGGTTCATGGGCTATGATTACGATGAGCAGGCCGCGCGCACTTCCAGTCTCGCCCTGGAGATCATTCCCTGGCAGGACCAACTCGGAAACATCCTGTCGCAGATGCTGCTCACCATGCGGCAGAATTGCACCAATGTAGTGTTTTACGACACTAACCTCGTGGATGCCGAAGAGATCAAACGGATGCAGAACGCTGGCGAGCGCCGGTACAAGAGCACGATGTACATTCCGTTCGATTCTTTCAAGAACGCGGCCGCGCGCCTGCAGCAGAATCAGGCGTTTTACCCGGTCAAACTCGAAAAGGTCCCGATCACTGAACAGCTACAGTGCCTGAGCACAACGCTCAACATCATGGAGCGCGTCCTTCAGGTTTCACCGCAACAGTTGGGTAGCGCCGCCAGTCATCAGCAATCCAAAGCCGAGGTGCTACAGACGGCTGGCAGTGGCAATAACCGAATATCGTTTATATCCACTAGCATCGACGAAGGCACGGACGCCTGGATGCGGCAGCTATACGATGCGGAGCAGAATTACCTCGACGACTTTTTCACGTCCGAAGTGTCAGCTAACATACCGGATCTGGATAAGCACATTGAAGATTTGGGCTTTGAAGTGAAGCATCGCGGTGACGAAAAGGTTTTGGTCCGCGGACATAAAAAGAAGCTGCGCCTCGAAGGCTTTGCCTCTGTCAACATCGGGCCGAACCGGTCGAAGGATAAAGAGATCGCGCAAGTCATTTTCCAAGTGGTCGGCACTGTGGCCGGACAGGAAGACCTGCACAAGAAGATCGGCGCCAAGAACCTGTTGAGCCTAATCGAGCAGGCGGCGATCATGGCTGGCGCCCCGGCTGACTTCAAACTGACGATCGATACCGAAGAGGATAAAGGCGATCAGGTCGAGCCAAACGTCATTCAAGCGATCCAGCAGGCGCAACAGGCGACGATGCAGGTAGTCGAGCAAAAGATCGTGCAGCCTATTGCCCAGGAGATGGCTCAGGACAAGCAGAAGATCGAGCAAATCGAAGGAGTCATTGCCAAACTGCAAAAGATTTACGAAGTGGCGGCTGCGACGCAGGACAAGAACGCGATTAAGGCAAAGGAGAGCCAGACGAAGCTGCAGCTCAAAGCGCAGGAACAAGCCGCTTCCGAGCAGCGCAAGCAGCAGGCTTTCCAGATGGAAGAGCAGCGCAAGACGGCCGCGCTACTGCATCGACTTGCAGCCGCTAACGCCGAGCTGACGGCCAAACTCGACGCTTTGAAGCTGGAAACGCACGGCAAGATTTCTTCCGACAGACTCAAAGCCGAAGCGGCCGCTAAAGCCAAAGCCGAAGCGCCGAAGTCGGACAAGTAGGCAAAATTGGCTTGCCAACCGTTCTCGCCTCAGGCTTACCCTATCGTCGATGATTACCCGGCGATCATTCTTCTCGACAGTTTTGGCGGCTTGTGGGTTTTCCGCGGTCGCGCCATTCCTGCCCAAACCTGAACGCCTGGACTTGGATGAAATGATTCGGTCCTGTTACGAGATTAAGCGGCTGCGGCTGAGAGAACAGGATAGCACGCTTGATGGGGTGCAGTGGACGGCTTGGCTTGAATTGCCTCAAAATGTGTTGGTGATAGAGAATTATTCTGGCCATGATCGTCTGTAAGCTAGAATTGTTACCCAAAGAAGCCGATCGTGCCCTGCGCGCGTGGCTCTCTCACGAGTCTTACCACGTTCTTGTGCGGGTGGTTGAAGCCAAGGTTAAACAGCACGAGTGCGAAGCGTTAGCAGCCGCGATCGCCAGCACGGCGCACAACCTGAAAGCCGAAGCGTCCGAGGCCAGCATGCTCAAGGCGCGCCGGTATCAGGCGTGCCTCGATGTTCTGAACGAAATCAGAGACGTCCCAGTAAACCACACGTTCGAAACTGCAAAACTCACATGAGCACACAAGTAACAAAACTGCCGGACGGCTCAGCGTTTTGGACTGCAGACGTCATGTCAAAAGAGGAAGCGATGGCACTCCCCGTGGAGAAGCGGCCGCTCTGCTACCGCATTTCTTCAGAGATGTATCACGCCGTGTTTGAGGCAGTCGGTGAAGCATCAATGTGCTGGAACCCAAGGCCAAGTAGCGAGGTATTCGATAGTGAGCACGCTTCAAGAGTTGCTACCGATCTGTGTTTCAAAATTGCCAACGAACTTGAAAAGAGACCATGTTAAAACGATTCCTTCCATTACTCGCCCCTGACGGCCCAGCGGCCGCCACACCTCCAACAACTCCACCGGCCGCACCTGAGGGCGGGGCACCTGCTGCAGCGCCTGCGGCACCGCCAAAGCCGACGGTCGACGCGAAACAGATGGCCAGTTTCGCCCGTGATTTTCTCGGTAAACAGATGGACTCGGAACCGCCCAAGCCGGAAACCCCACCCAAGCCCGGCGAGCCCGGCGCCCCGGCAGCGCCAGCCGCACCCGCTGCTCCTGGCGCACCCTCTCCGAAGCCGAAACGAAAGCCAACGGCTCCGAAGATCGAGCCGAAGACTGAACCGCCCGTACCGGCACTGACTCCCGAGCAAATTGCCGAAGCGGCCGCAAAGGGTGTTGCCCAGGTAATGCGGCCGACTATTGCTACCCCACCGAAGTCAGAGCTGACCGAGACCGAAGAGCGCCGATTCGCCACGCTCACGCACATGGAGAAGATGTATCCCGAGAAATATAACGGGATCGCTGACCGGTTCAAAACCTCGATGTTGCAGCTCCAGAAGTACGCCGAGGATTGGGAAACGGCGCACCCGGGCCAGCCATTCGACGAGACGTCCGAAGAGCACACGGAGTTTTTCAAAAAGCATGACGTCGATTGGGAAGATGACGATTACACCGAAGCGGTGGCGGACATTCGCGCTACGGCCAAGCTCGAAGAAGAGCGCAAAAAATCTGACGCGCGTATGTCCCGGCTGGAACGGACTGAACGGCTTCGCGAAAAAGCCCCTGAGATTGGAGCGCATCAAACGGCTGGCGGCTCTGTCTTCTGGCAGAACACAACGAAGGAGTTGGCTGGCGTGATCAAAGAGGACGGTAAGGTCGACACGGACTTGCTCGAAGCCGAGAAGAAGAAAGATCCGATCGGTTACACGATCCGGGTTAACGCCGCCAACGCGCTCAACGTCGAAATTGCCGAGCTGTACAAGGTGATGAACAACCTCGCTGATTTTGACGAAACCAATCCGGCTCATTTGGCGATGGGCGAGTTTGCCGCCCGCATGGAGCGTGACTTTATGCGTCGCCCGGATGAAGAGCAGCGCGATGATGAGGGCCGGAAATTCCTACCTGCAGCGCAGTACTGGAAGGTGCCCAAGGGTAACCGCGAAAGCTACTACTGGACTTTAACGGCCGCGGATTTGGCTGCGTTGCGAGCCACTTCGCTCGCTCGATCGGCTGAAAAAGCGGTCGCAGAAGAGCATAAAAAACAAAGAGAGTACGCTTTAGCGATGGGTTGGACGCCTCCCGCTGGGTCTGAAACCGTCCCACCCGCAGGTGCCGAGCCGGAAGCCGAATCGCCTGCAACTGGTGGTGTGAAACCGGTGTCGCCCGGTGGCGCTGCAGATTCAAGATTGCATGCGTCCGCAACCGCTGGGGGGCGGGGTGAGCCAGATTTCCTTTCCTCTTTCCACAAAAAGCAGATGGGCCAATCGTAATTAGGACGGGGCCAGTAAGGCTCTGAACTAATTACGATATGTCGACGCCCAATAGCACAATCAACCCGAACGCGTTCGCGAAATGCGCTCCTGCGATCAACTCAAACATCAAGCAGTGTGGCAGCGTTACCGCTTGTAACGCGATTCCCGCTACTGCAGCCGACCTAGCCACGATTTACCAGACGTCGAATGATTTTCGCGTGCTGGAAGCTCTGTTTCATCACGACTTCGAGATCAAGATGTGCGAAGCCGTGCAGAACGGGCTGTACGATTTTCTGATGTCGAACAAGGTCTCGGTCCGACGCCAGATGCAAACTCGCCGGATGCAGGGAGGTTTGATCGAGATCGCCCCCTTTGTTCTCGGCCGTCAATATAGCCCGATCAATAATGCCTACTGGGAGGTGGGTAGCGGTCAAGCTAGTGGACAGAATTGGCAGGTGCACGTTTTCAGTACCACCAACATTCCGGCCGATGTCCGCTCTTTCCCTGTTGGCCTGCGCGTCTTTATCGACGGCGTGAGCAACGGTGGATCCGCAACGCGCACTCAGTGGGTGGTTGTCAGCGCCACACTGAGCGGTGGTGCCAACTACATCGTTTTGGTCCTATCTCCGCAAAACGCCGGTTCGTTCTTGTCTGCGGATAAGCTCGGCAGCCCGGTTAAGGGTTTGCTCCGACGCGGCACTCCGAACGTGAACGATTACGAGAAGTTCTGCGCGGAAATGCCCGCTTACCTCAACTGGCGCAATGTGCCGTTTTGGGTGGAAACCACTCGGACTAGCCTTTGCAAATCGAGCCAGTATGACAAGTGGCGCACCCTGGTCCTGCAGGACAACGCGCTCTACCGCGAGTTCTTCGATCTGGATGACATCGAGAAAAACAAGCAGCTCGCCAACGACTGGCAGCGCCGCTTGGTCGATCAGATGTTTTGGGGCAAAGGTCTCGCCGGTCAGGATGCGACTAATTACGACAGCTTGCCGCTGATCGAGACTTTCGACATCACTACCGACTGGACTGGCGCTCAGCTCGGCGTCGATGGCAATACCTGCGTCGGCCGACGTGCCAATGCCGTCGGGATTTACGAGCAACTGGCAGAGTGCAACCGGGTAACGGATCTGCAGGACGCTCAGCTCAACCTTCCGGCTCTGTTCCGCGAGATCTACAACATGATGCGCGTGCGTGAGGGCCAGAATCATCCGAACCCGAAATCGTTCGACATCTTCACCGATTCTGTTGAAGCCGATTTGATCAACACCGCAATGATCAAGTACTACAACAGCAAATCGGACGGCACGCTTCGCCTGAACATGCCGGTCGAGGGCTACTCGATTGCCAAGAAAGCCAACTTCGGGTTTTCGTATCGAAGCTTTCCGCTGTTCTGGCCTGCCGGTGTTACGATCAACATCATTACCCACAACTTTTTCGACGACTACCTCACGGCCGCCAACTCGGTCGGCATTGAGGATTCGGCTCGGGTTCTGTGGCTGCTGGACTTCACCGGGATTCGCCCGGGGATCCTTGCTTCTAATCGCGTGGTTCACAAGACAGGCGACCTGAAGACACTAGCGTCGATCAACACCGACTTTGCTTGCGTGATGCGCGTCCCTACGCAGGAACAAACCTTAATGAGTTTGATGTGGACGATGATTGTGGATTGCCCGGCTGCCAACCTGATCATTGAAAACTTCAACGGCAACCTGCCTGAAGGCGTCGTTGATAACGGCGCGAATTACGGTGGCGGCACTGGCGGAACAACGAGTACCACCACGACTCCGCACTAAATCTTGATTTGGGAAAGGCGTGATTGCCGGGAACAAGCGCCTTTTTCCACTCGACGAAGGCCGATGCTGCAGCTTACAACTGGCATCGGCCTTTTAACTAAACACAAGCTATGTCCGCCTTCTTCTATAAAGAAATCGTCTCGAACAAATTTTTGGTGAAGGGCAAACCGGTTCCCTTTGAGGTGTTGGATGGCAACAGGGGAGTAATCGCGCTCGAAGAAAACGAGCAAAACGCTGAAACGATCAAGACCCTGAACGAGTCCGCTGGTCGGTTTGGCATCGTCAAAATCAGCGAGGCGGAATACACGGAAAAAAAAACAGCCCACCCGTTCAATCCATCAGGGAGGCAGTCGCCGCTAAGCGAGAGGCTGCGCGTCGTATCAACGCGGCCGCCAACAAACCCCTTCGGAAGACAGGTCGGTGCTGCGGCGGCTGAAGCCCAGCCGGTACCGCAATCAACGCTTCCAACTGTCCCGATAGTGCCACTTGAACCGAGCCCGTTCGTAAAGGAACTGGCCAAACCCGCACCGCCAATCGTCGAGCCCGGCGCTGCACAGCCACCGGCACAGGCTCCAGCGGCCGAAACAACCCCTGCAGCCGAGCCCGCACCGAAGTTCACTCCCGCAACGAGGCGCATTTCCCGGCGCGCTGATGCACCAGCGACCGGATAATGACTTTTGCCGAACTAAAGGCAGCCGTTTTCGCCGACGTCTTCCCGACCGGACAGGCCAGCAACCTCGTTGCTGCTCATAACAAGATGGTGGTCGACGCGTTGATTGATCTTCAATCTGTGGTCGACTGTCTGCAACAGGACAACACCGACATCGTTGCGCAATGCGCGACCTTTTACGATTGCGGGTTAACGGTTTTACAAGCGCCAAGGGGGAACATCAAAAAGGTGTCCGTCATCGATAAGACGGATCCAGTCACGCACTTAGAGAATCCGGATTTGCCGAACAACTATTGCTCGGAGATCCCGTACAACCAAGTCGACTCGTGCCACGTCCGGCGTTACCTCGATGCCCGAGGCCGGACCTGTTGCGGCATGGGTTGGTTCTTTGGGCTTGACCCGTTCTTTTGTGGGAACGCATTCCCAATTCCTACCGATGAAGGGTTGGCGCCTGGGCTCAAGCCGCTGCCGTTCGGATTCCATTATGCGCAGACGTCGACCGATCGGAAGACAACCAACGGTCAAGGGTTCAGAGCGCGCATGGGCATTTGGGCGATCGAACGGGGCAAGATTTACATTGCTCCCTGGATCCAATCAACCGAGAGCGTGATCATCACGTGGGACGGGATCAAGCGGCGTTGGGCGGACGGGGATGGCGTGGATGACGATCCGTTGCTGCAATCCGCGGTCGAGGAATATGTGCGCTGGGGTCACGCCGATCGCTATGACAAAGACGAGGGCGAGGCGGCTCGCGCAGCCGGTGCGTTTGAGCGTGCCCGGATCGCCCTGATCCATCAGTGCCGGGAAGAGACCCGCGTGCGCGAATGCGAAGCGTCTCACGCTCGCTCTTCGGTGCCCAGCCTGACAACACTCTATTACAACACAACCCAGCAGGCAACGGCCAAGTGTCCCGATGGCAGTAACCCGGTAACCGTCACGGTACCGGCCGGATCAGTTTCCAGTTCGATTTCAGTTGCGGACGCCAATGCCAGAGCCGTCACCGCGGCGCAGCAACAGGCTACGGCGCAGCTTAACTGCACCCCAGGACAACAGACGTGGACAAACGCGCCTCAGACCTTTGTGGCGCAATGCGCCACTACTGAAGTAGGCGCCCCGCAACCAGACGGCACGCCGGTCTCCGTCACGATCGATGCTGGCACTATTTCGTCGAACATTTCTCAGGCGGACGCAGACTCTCAGGCGCTGACCCTGGCGCAACAACGAGCCGAGTCGCAGCTCGTGTGCACGTTCTGGAACAAGGAACAGAGTTTTACGGCCGTTTGCCCGGCTGCCCCTGGCACCACGGTCACCAAGACTGTCGCAGCTCATACGTTCAGCAGTTCTACGCAAGAACAAGCCGATCAACTGGCGTTAACTGAAGCTACCAATCAGGCGAATACAGAGCTGGCCATGACGTGTCCAAGCCTTGCACTATTCTGGAACACGCCTCAATTCGGGCATGCGACCGCTACCGGATGTCCGGGCCCATTTGGCCAGACGACGGTGTTTGTGAACGTGGCCATCTGCGCTCACATTGTTTCGGCAGCAACGCAGAGTCTCGCAAATCAGAAAGCGATTGACGCAGCGACTTCTTACGCTCAAGGGGTTGCCGCTCAGCTTTGCAGGCAGGGTCAGGTAGGCGTGCACGATCTTAATTATCCCGGCTGCGTATGAAAAGGAGGGCAACATGGATTTCGGCCTGATCTCCACGCGACCGTGCGAGAATACGGTTCCGCCACCTGATCCCCGCTGCAGTGATCCAGCGTTTGCTCAGCAGAATCCGGACATCTGCCCATTGGCACCGATCCTGATCATTAAACCGGGGATAGCTCTTTGCTGCACGCTCGGCTCCATTCAATTCAGGGCGTTTACCGTGATTGGCGACGTCGAAACGGATGTGACGGATCAGGCGATCTTTTCCAGTTCTGACATGAGCATCGCAGTTGTTGGCGCTGGCACGGGCAATGCCAGCGCAACGGGCCTGTCCCCGGGCGAGGCGACAATCTCAGCGACGTATCAGGGCATGATGGCGCACACGAGCCTGACCGTTCTTGCTGGTGATAATTGCTGCAACAATACCCACGTTGCGCTTACGGTGCTGGTCGATACGTCCCTGTCGATGTCGCAAAACTTCAGCGTCGATTACCCTACAAAGCTCGCTTACGCAAAAGCAGCCGCGCTCCGATTCATCGGAGAGATCAACACGCAAAAAGATTTGGTTGGGCTCGATTCGTTTAATTCCGACACGGTACTGACTCTCGCCACACCGACAAGCGCCGCGGGCACGGTCGCTAGTCTGGTCTCAACGATCGTTCAGACACAGAGCGACACTGCATTTTTCAACGCGCTGCAGCAGGCGATCGGTGAGCTGAATGATACCACTGCGAATCTCAGAGTTTTGTTCCTGATCACCGATGGCTTGGCGACGGCAAGTGAGCCGAATAGTCCGTACGCATTGCTCTCGGATTTCAAGGCGCAGGGCGGCG